CCTGAGGTTGCTGTTACCGTAATAACAGCATCGCTAAGTACCGTAATGGCACGATAGAACTCTCCACTAACAGGAGAGAAGCCAGATGCAATGTTGCGGAAACCATTCTGTCCAAAAGACTGAAGCTGGTAATTGACTGGGTTGGTAATGTTATTGTACCCCACTTTGTGAAAGTTTTAATGTTAAAGCGCAAATTCTTTCTGCGCTACAAAGGTAGCTATTGATTCAATATGATGTCAACGATGTCCTCCTGTCCCTCGAGGTCTTCCTTCTTAAGTTCAGGACGCTCTCCTTTGCGTTGTGCGATAAGTTTGCTCTGGGCTACAGCCTGCTCCTTGATGCGGTCGTCCTTGCGGTCTTCCGCCTGCTGGTCGGCATTCTGACGTACACCAGACTCAATCTGCTGCTCGGCAATGCCGAACTGACCTTGAACCCTCGCAAGTTGCATCTTAAGATCGTACTCTACCTGCAACAGCTGAGCCTTAGCCTGTGCTTCAAGCTGAATCTTCTGTGCCTCGAGCTGTGCCTTCATCTGCTCCTCCTGCATCTTGGCTTGACTGGTAACCTGAGCCACCTGAGCGTTAGCCTGTGCTTGGAACTGAGAGTTCTGTTGGGCCATCTCCTGACGCATCTTCATACGCTTCTTACGGCGTACGATCAACAAGCGCTCGGCTTGGTCGATGTCACGCAGCTGACGGATGGCGATTGCATCTTCGATGTCTAGTTCTCCGTTGGCGATAGAAGCCTGAATGTTCTGCTCTAGGTACATCCGGTCAAGCTCACCCATATCGTTCACAACACGTACTCCGAAGTTGTACATAGGAAGCGCTGAGAAGCTCGACAATACCGCCATATTCTCGCGTCCAATTGCAGTTTCGTACGCTTGGTACAAAATAGATTTTGGAGGCAGAATCTGCAGACATTTCACCACATCCTCACAGATTTTGCGGTACAGCACAATAGCTGCGTTGGTGATGTCGTAGAGTGCGTTGTTGCCAGCGGCAAGCTGCTGCTGACGCACACCAACAAGCTGGTCTCCCTTAGGACTCGTTCCGTCCATCACCTCGTTGATACCCGTAGCGTCACGGATCATCCGTAGTGCGTGGTTGTAGATGGTGATGAGTTCGTTGATGTTGCGGATGCTGTTGTCCAACGGACGGATAGGCGGGTTCTGGAAGCTTCCGTCTGCGTTCTTAGAACGGTAGTAGAAGATACCAGTCTGCTCGTAGATGTCTTGGATGTCAAGAGGCTGAAGCTCTCCACCGCGACCAAGCTGTACGTTCTCCAATCCTTCGATGTCTACAATCAATCCATCAGGCTTAGCCTTAGCAATTGACTGCTGGAGCTTGAGGTGAGTGATCTGAAGTTGGTCAGCGAATCCAATGATAGAACTTACCATTGACTTAGGAATCATACGACGGATATTGCTAGCCATCACGCTGTAGCTCATACGAGTACGGCTAAGGTCGTGTACGTTCTTAGGTATATTTTTCTTTACCCCGTAGTCGTAGATGTATTCCGTGCCAAGGATGTAGCAGCCTCCGTAAAGAGTCTGGTTCTGCATATAAACAGCTTCACGATCGTATACGCTCTGCTGTGGTGCATTGTACTTGTGGCCCTTGTAGTAGAAGCCGATGTTACCAAAGCGAGACTCCTTCTTCTCGAAGATGATGTTGTCAACGCTTACGAACTCGAAGTCAAGTACGTCAATGGTGTACTCGTCGTATCCGTAGTAGTAGCGGTCCATACCTACGTCGTAGCGCTGGTCCATAAAGCGGTTGGCATCGTTACCGAATCGGTTCATCACCGTGCGTGCCATCTTCTCGTACTGGTCTTCAGTGAACTGATTTCCTGCTACACGCTTAAGCTCAGAGATGCTCATACGCTTCATATGTCCTGCGTATATAATGTCGCTGAACGTGGGGTCGTCTGTGAAGCTGTGGACGAAGTATGCTGGGTCAACGTACTCCTCTACGATTCCGTAGTTAGGGTCGTTGCTGCGCTTGGTAACAGCCATACCGCAAGTCACAAGGTCCTCTACGTTACGACGGAACACACGCTCGTCAAAGTCGTTCCAGCTAAGGGTAAGGTTGATGCCAATCTGTGCAGCGATTTCTGCTGCAGTCTTAATGTTAGTCTCAAGGAAGATTTCGGTTTCTTCTGCAGTGTCGGGAAGTTGATCGGGGTCTACCTCAGTACGCAGTCCAGACTCTTTGGCTTCCTTAAGTACGTCTTTGTTCTCGATGAAGATCTTCATCTTGTTCTTCTCGTAGTCCTTCTCACTGCGAGAGAGTGGATCTACGGCCTCTACGTTAGGGTAGAATTTAGACGATAGGATCTTGTTTACTACAATCTTTACAAACTTAGGAACGATAGGTACTGGTGTCCAGTCAAGGTTTACCAGTGATCCGTCTCCGTTGTTCGGGTCTAGCGACGTAAGGATTTGCTTGTAGATGGAGGTGTCCTGTGTTCCGTTTGCGTAGTCGCGAGAAATCTCAAACTCCTTCCAACGCTTACCATATAGTGAGCCTTCCCACTCTACACTACCCCATTGGCTGTAGATGGCCTTGGCGTATTGTAGGCCATAGGCTTTACTTACTTTGGCCTCGTGTGACGCAAGCGGATCAGGAAACGTAGAGTCGTACCCGCTGCTTTTTACTGAGTATTGATCCATTTATCGCAGTTTATGTACAAAGGTACGTGTTATCTCAGCGCGTAATTTCCTTGCCTTTACGGAAGAAAACCTTCTCGTTGAAGTTAGTTTTCTTTGTTTCCTTTACTTGCTTCTGTGCCCCTAGAAGTGCAAGTCCAGAGCTGATCGTTAAGTCAAACTTTGTTCGGTCATCAATCTTAAAGTTAATCCAATCCTCTAGCGTTCTTGTAAAGTACATCTTTCCGAAGTGTCCGGTCTCGTTGTGGAGTCCTACGTGGTCGTGGATGTATGCCTCGATAGCCTGAGCGTGGGCTTGGATCACGTCTTGGCTGTTGGATGGGATACCTTTTGTCTTTACGTTCACCTTTGCCGATGACGACATAAGATGCGCTGGACGGTCCATTAGGTACTCGTCATACCCTCGTGACTCAAAGTATCGTGCAATGCCGTACTTGTTGTTCTCTATCAGCACAGGGTAGCCGTAGAATACAGCAGCCATAAGGATGTCTTCGTAGAAAATTTTAGCAAGCGGTGGACGAGAGGCATACTCAGCAACAAACATATTCGCTGGGTGCTCCATCGAGAACTTGTTGTAGATATGGCAGGCACCCTTAGATGCTCGATAGTCGATAGTGGTGTCAAGGTCATAGGAGTCGACTCCCATCACACCGAATGCTCCGTTTGGAGCAACCATCTTGTTGTTCTCTATCTTTCGTTTGTTTCGAATATCCTGTGGTGCTAGCCACGCCACTCTCCATCTTCCGTTCGGGTCTGGCGCAAAGACAACCTCCGTGTCCTGCTTGCCTTCCTTCCACTGGAAGTTGCCAATGATAACTGGATTAGGGTACAGCTCTTCGTTGTGCTGAATCTGTTCGTAGATCTTCTGGATATTAAACAGCGAAGACTTGGTCGAATCACGGAACGCTTCGTCCTCAGTGAACGGGAACTGACGGATGATCTCGTTAAGTTCGTAGCTGTTGTTCTGCTGTCCCTTTCTCTCGTTCTTCAAGAACGTGCGTGCACCGATAGTAGTGAACGTTCCATCCTCAGTCATCACTGGCTGCTCTGGGTCGTCAACGATAGGCAAGCCGTACTGGTCGAAGAATCCCTCTAGTGCATCGTAGGCTGGGATGAAGATTTTGTACAGACCACTCTTGGTACGTCCGTTCTCGTTTCGGTCGTTCGGGTCAGAGTCGTAGTACAAGTCTCGGAACTCACGGCCTCCTTTGTCAAGTGGATTCACGGTAGAGCCTACCATCGCCTTTCCAATAACCCTACGTCCAACAAGCAAACACGTTCTGTGGATGCGCCACACCTCACGTATGTCGTTAGGATTCAGCCATTTACCAGCCTCATCGAGAAACAACATATGGGTCTTGCTTCCGTCGTATGCG